CACTCTTTTTATGTTATCAGAAGAATTTATACAAGCGAGAGATCAAATACTTTCCGATCTAAAAAAATATCCCCACATGAAACCGGAAATTAAGGCTACTAAGTGCCTTGCACTGCGCGTGATATATGTCAAAGATGAAGATATGCCTCATGCGTTATGGGCCAACTACGAAGCGCGCAAGGCTCTAAATGCACATCTGAAAAGGACTGACTTACCTCCCGCAGAGGTCAAAAACGGACTAAAAAAATACTGGCAGTCATTCCTTTTTGCGGCCCCTCATGATTTTCATTCCTATTTGCTATACATGGAGAAGGATAGAGAACCGGAAAAACAGTTCTACGTTCCACGAATGAAAGTGCTGCGGCCCATTGTACAGGATTTGCAGGACTTGGCAGACAATAAGCTTGATATTTACGGGCTGTCACTTCCCCCTGGTTCAGGGAAAACGACATGTGGAATTCTCTACATGACCTGGCTCATGGGAAGAAACCCGGATATGCCTAACTTGGCATCGGCTTACGCGGACAAATTGACGCGGAGCTTCTACGATGGTGCTATGTCATTTATCACTGACCCGGAATATAAGTTTGCAGAGATATTCCCGAATTCCCCACTATCCGTTACCAATGCGAAAGACGAAACTCTTGACCTTGCGCGGCAACACCGATTCAAGACGCTTACTTGCCGGTCTATTGACGGAGGATTAACCGGAGCCACCCGTTGTGAAAGTCTTTTGTACGCCGACGATATGTGCTCAGGGAGCGAGGAGGCTTTGAACCGCGACCGTATGGATACCCTCTGGACAAAGTTTGTAAATGACCTTATGTCCCGTATGAAAGAGGGTTGCAAAATGCTTGTCATCGGTACTCGGTGGAGCATTTGGGACCCTCTTGGCCGTCTGGAATCACAGTACGATGGCAACCCGCGCGCTAAATTCGTTAAGATTCCAGCATTAGATATTAACGGCAACTCTAATTTTGATTACAAATACGGCGTCGGGTTCTCCACAGAGCATTTCAACATGATCAAGGAGAACATGGATGATATCTCATGGAGAGCCATTTACCAGCAGGAACCGATTGAGCGCGAGGGCGTTTTGTATCAAGAGGACGATTTGATGTATTTCAACGGCGAGTTACCAGAGGGCAGACCGGACGCTATTGTTGCGGTGTGTGACAGTAAAAATCAGGGCAAGGACTATGTTTCCGCGCCCTGCGGTTATGTTTACGGTGATCTGACATACATACCGGCACTTGTGTTTAACAATGGACTCCCTGATATAACAAAGCCGCTTGTGGCCAAAATGTGCGTAACTAACAAGGTATCTCGACTTGACGTTGAACTGAACAACGGTGGGGATTACTACGCAGCAGACGTTGACAAACAGATTCAAACATTAGGTGGACACGCTTCAATCAGAACTTTTTTCACATCAACCAATAAAATTGCCCGTATTGTAACGGAATCCGATTATGTGAAGAAGCATTTTGTATTTTCGGACAAGGGGCATCAGGACAAAGAGTACAAGGAGTTCATGAGAAATATGTTTGGGTTTACCGTTACCGGCAAGGCAAAACACGATGACGCCCCCGATGGAATTTCTTTTTTAGCACAATTGGTAAAGTCGCTTTCTGCACTGTCTGTTCAGATATTGGATAGGCGAAAATTACCGTTTTAACTATAGGAGGAAAACATGGAAATTCAAAACGAGATTGTGTTTAACGGAACCACTTATAGGATTATGGGATCCGGAAAATATTATCTCAGCCAATCTACAAGCAACGAAGGGCGCAGGCACGCAAAAGGGCTTCACGTTGCAATTTGGGAATTTTACAACGGCAGGAAAGTTCCTAAAGGCTATTGTATACATCATATCGACGGGGACACGTTCAACAACGATATAAGCAATTTAGCCTGTGAGCCTATAAGCCAGCATCTTTCATATCACTCAAAGAAAAACCTTCAAAACCCAGAATATAAAAAGAAAATGCTTGAAAATCTTAAACAGATTAATCCACTTGCAGCTGAATGGCATCATTCTCCAGAAGGAATTGCTTGGCATAAAGAGCATGCGAAAACCTTGGAAAAGGCTTGGAACTTTAGGGAAAATCGCATTTGTGAAGTATGCGGAAAAGAATATGTTGCGAAAACAAGCAGGAGTAAATATTGCTCCAATTCTTGCATGCAAAAAGCACAACGAGCACGGTTCAATAAGCAAAAAACATGCGCTTATTGCGGGAATCCTTTTATTGCGACTAATCGGAGAAAAACTTGCTCATATGAATGTCAGCGGGCACTCGCAACACAAAGCAAGCAGGGCAAGGCGTCTTGACCGCAGAAAGCTTCCTTTTTAACTCTGCTGACTCTTCTCTTTCACATTTTGTTGTGAAAACCCCTATTGCTATTTCTGTAAACCCGTGTAAAATTATACAAAGAAATGAATATTTACCCGAAAACCAAAGGCGGTGAGCGAATGATAGATTTACCTTTAAACAGCGAACACAAATTTTTAGGCCGCAAAGCGATTTATACGTCGCGGGAGCAGAAGCAGATCAACGAAAACACAATCCCGTCGATCATCAACGGCGCAATGAACCGCCACATTGAAAATCGGCGTGAGACTGAATATTTATTCAGATATTTTAAAGGCGACCAGCCGATTCT